GAGTTATCTAAATGTGAAGTTTTATGTGCTATATGTCACAGAATAAAAACATTTGAAGGTCAGCACTGGAAAGGTAAATAAATGATTGAAGCGGTAACAGGTGCATCTATACTTGCATTCTTGATTATTGGTTTTATATGTATCATATTAAGTGAGGTAAATAAATGATTGAAGTAACTTACAAAGGTAGTATGGGTAATGATCTTACAGTCTGTAACGCTGCGAGAGTTTCATTCGGAAAAGAAACTGAGTGGGATTATGAAGAGTCAGATGCTTACAGCTTTAAGCAACACCTTAAAAAGAAAGATGAGAAGCTTATACAATACCTAGCCAAGCACAAACACATCAGCCCATTCGGGCATTGTTTTGCTAGTTTCCATATAAAGGCTCCAGTCTTTGTAGCTAGACAGTTAGTCAAGCATAAGTTCCTACGATGGAATGAGATTAGCCGTAGGTATGTGGACAGTGAGCCTGAGTTCTATGAGCCTAGATCTTGGCGTGGACGCAGTGAGGATAAGAAACAAGGTAGTACTGGCGAGTGGTATGATGACGATCTAGATTTTGTAGTTAAGGAAAGTCACACAGCTTGCTTTAACGCCTATAAAGAGTTGCTTGAGAATGATGTATGTCCAGAGCAAGCACGTATGGTACTACCACAGTCTATGATGACTGAGTGGTACTGGTCAGGTAGCTTGGATGCGTTTGCTGATATGTGCAAGCTACGTTGTGCGTCTGACACACAGGCCGAGACACAAGAGGTAGCCAAACAGATTAGCGTCAATATGCACAAGTTGTTTCCTGTTTCTTGGATGGCATTAGCAAAGGATAAAAGATAATGGCAGGTAACATTAAAGGTGCAATCAAGGCATCAGCTATAGTCGCATTTATAATAGCTGGTCTACCTATACTGATTGCTATGACGTATGACGAGTTTCCTCGCTACTGTAAGCAAACTATTCTACTACCTTGTATAGGAGTAAGTGATGAATAAACGTATACCAATGAAGGGCGGTGATGAGTATGATGGTCTTACTAAGGGGCGCAGATTTCTACACTGGAAGACAGGTCAACTAAAGAAGATCAAACGTGCCTACAACAAAAGGTTCCGTAAGTATAACAAAAAGGTAATAATAGATGAGTGAATACATAAACAAACCAGTAAAAGTAACAGAGGTAGAAGAACACGAGGATGGTAGTGCCACATTACAAGTGGAGTGTGACCCTGAGACATTCGCAGCTATTTTTAACGTAGGGTTTGTAACACTAATAAAAAGAGGTTTAGAAAATGAAAAGTGGCAGACTTGTGTAAGCTGCGGTGGCCCTGCAATGAATAAGATGTGCGGGTTTTGTTTAGAGGAAGAGTGATATGAACCTATCAGAATGGATTCCATACTTAATAGCCTTGTCAGTAATACTAATGAGCATTGGATTTATTCCCGGGGTTCTGTTATACCTTGTCGTAATGAGATTGAAGAGGATGTTTAAGAAATGAGTATGGCTGGAACGATAGAAGATATGCGTTGGCAAATAAAGCAACAACAGAAAGAGATAGATACACTCAGAAGGTTCCTAACTAAGAATAAACTTATTAGAGAGTTTGATGATGAAGAACGTAAGAGAGCATTAGAGAGATACGAGGCTAATCAAATATGACACAAGAGATAGCGCATCAGCCTTGCCCATACGTAGAGTGTGGGTCTTCTGATGCATTTAGTTTCAACACGAGTGGGTTTGGCAAGTGTCACGCTTGTGACAGATCTTACCCATCTAAGTACCAGAAATTTGAGTGGGCAGCTGAGAAGTACCCCTTACCACAAGGATCTACTATGACATCTAATGTAAGAAGCCTACCCCAAAGATCAGAAAATACCCAAACGGGTAGTTATATAGCTATGAGGGGTATAACTCAGAAAACTATGGAAGACTACGGTGTTCTTACCTATCCTGATCGACAAGAGTATGTCTATCCTAGTGGTGGTAAGAAAGTTCGCAGACTAGAAGATAAAGTTTTCTACACAAAAGATAACTTCAAAGGTGATGAACTGTTTGGTATGAACCTATTTACGGCTGGGTCATCTAAGATGGTCACGATCACTGAGGGTGAGCTTGATGCATTATCAGTGGCTCAGATGCTTAAGAGTAACTACACTAACCCTGTGGTGTCTCTGCCCAGCGCAACACCTTCTAAGAAACTGTGGGAGAACTGTTCAGACTGGTTAAATAGTTTTGAGAAGATTGTTCTATCAGTTGACAATGATGAAGCTGGTAATGCAGTAGCTGATAAGATAGCAAAGCTATTCCCTAACAAAGTCTACCGTGTTCCTCACGATAAGTTTAAGGACGCAAACGAGTTCTTAACTAATAGGGCTAGTAACGAGTTTAAGACTGCTTGGTGGAATGCTAAGAAGTACACACCAGAGAATGTTCTTAACAGTACACAAGACTTTATATCTCTGTACAAAGATACGCCAGAGCATCAGTATATCCCTACAGGTATTCAAGCACTGGATGATAAGATCCTTGGCTTAATGCAAGGTCACTTTACAGTTATCAAGGCTCCGACTGGCATTGGTAAGACAGAAATAATGCGGTTCTTAGAATACAATATGCTACAGCATAAGGTTCCATTCGCAGCTTGGCACTTGGAAGAGACTAAGCTACGATCACTGCTTGGTCTTGTGTCTTATGAGCTAGGTGATAACTTGACACGCCGGGATCTGATTGCTGAGAAGAATGCTGATGATGCGGTGATGGATGCTATTGAGCGTATCACTAAGGATGAACTGTTTTATCAGTTTTATTTAAGTGACGGTCAGGGTGCTGATGCATTGTGTGACCAGATACGTTACTTTAGTCAGGCGTGTGGCTGTAAGTTTGTCTTCTTTGAACCTATCCAAGATGTTGTTTCTGGCTCATCTGAGGAAGGGAAGGAGCAGATGTTAGCTGATCTATCAGTACGTCTGTCTAAGTTATCCGCTGAGTTAAACGTAGGTATTGTTACTATTGCTCACACTAATGACAATGGTGACCCCAAGTACTGTAAGATGATTGGTCAACGTGCCTCTGTTATTATTGATCTCAGTCGTGACAAGGAAGCCTCTGACTTTGATGAGCGTAACACTACACACATATCTGTACAGAAGAATAGACCCTGCTCAGAAGAAGGCTTTGCTGGTATGATGCGGTTCAATACAGAAACGTTTACCCTTAGAGAGGTTATCTGATGCAGGAATCTTTGTGGAATGATCTACCAGTACATATTAAAGATGTTGAAGATAACAATTCTTATAAAGGTAGTGGTCAAACTAAGGTTTGTAAGATTTGTAATATAGAAAAACCTATAGAAAACTTTGACTCTCAGTATTTTAAAAAGGATGGTAGCAAAAGCCACAGAGGTGATTGTAGATCTTGTACACAGTTCAATCAAAGAATAGTAAGAAATTTGAGAGAAATACACGGCCCACCACCTGATCTATGTGAGTGTTGCGGTAAACCACCCAATGGTGTTACAGGTCTTGTAACTGACCACTGTCACACCACTTATAAGTTTAGAGGCTGGTTATGTACCAGTTGCAATCTAGCTAATGGGCATTTAGGAGATAAGCCCGAAACAATAATGAAATTATATAAATATATGACAAAGGAAAAGTAATGCCAGTTTTTGATATTGAAACTGATGGCTTGGATGCCACAAAAATACACGTACTGTCTTGGGAAGATGACTCTGGTAAGATTAAGAGTACTCACGACTATAATACTATGCGTACATTCTTTGAACAATCCGATACACTTATTGGTCACAACATTATCAGGTTTGATATACCTGTGGTTAATAAAGTATTAGGTATAAAGGTTAAAGCTAAGTTAGTTGATACCTTAGCCCTATCTTGGTACGTTAATCACACTAAGCCAAAGCACGGCCTAGAGACTTATGGAGAGTATTACAATGTAAAGAAACCAGAGGTTACGGACTGGGTAAACTTAACTCAGGAAGAGTATGCTCATAGGTGTAATGAGGATGTAAAGATTAACTCTCGTTTATGGCGTGACTTGGATATCAAGCTTTCAAAGCTGTACCCTAACGATCAAGACAAGTGGCAGTTTATAAAGTACCTATCATTCAAGATGGAATGTGCTGCGGAGCAAGAAGCCTTGAAGTGGAAGGTTGATATTGAGTCTGCAAAAGGTTACCTGTACGTGTGGGAAGCTAAGAAAGAGTTAAAGATAGTTGAGCTTGCGGAAGCTATGCCAAAGCAGATCTTGACTAAGGTACAGCAACGTCCAAAGGTTATGTACAAGAAAGATGGCGAACTGTCTTCTCACGGGGAAAAGTTTGAAGAACTGCGTAAACAGTACAAACAACCAGACAGTGTTCAGTCTTTTGTTGTTAAGACAGGTGAACGTCAGGGTAACCCTAACTCACCAGAGCAAGTAAAAGAATGGCTCTACTCTATTGGCTGGGTTCCTCGAACATTTAAGTTTGTACGAGGGCCAGACGGTGTTGAGCGTCAGGTTCCACAAGTACGTAAGGATGGAGAGCTTTGCCCCTCTGTAACTAAACTTATCTCTGAAGACCCTGCAGTCGCTATCCTAGATGGACTGTCTGTCCTTAGCCACCGTATCGCTGTGCTTAAAGGTATCATAGACTGTGAGTCTGATGGTTATGTACAGGCTACGATTGCGGGAATGACAAACACCTTACGGTTCAAACACGCAAAGCCTTTAGTTAACCTTCCCTCAGTAGAGAAGCCCTACGGTAAAGAGATACGTGGACTACTTACTGCGCCAGAGGGTTACGTTCTATGTGGGGCTGATATGACTAGCCTAGAGGACACGACTAAACGTCACTATATGAAGCCTCTTGACCCTAACTATGTAGCTGAAATGTCTAGGGATGGCTTTGATCCTCACCTTGACCTAGCTAAACACGCCGGGATAATTAGCCAAGAGGATATTGACAAACATAACTCAGGTGAAAAGTCTCTTAAAGATCTACGAAAGAATTACAAGGTAGTAAACTACTCAGCTACCTATGGCGTAGGAGCCGCTAAACTGGCTCGTGAGACAGGTATGTCAAAGAAGGAAGCTCAGAAGCTACTAGATGCATTCTGGTCACGTAACTGGTCAGTACAGAAGGTGGCATCAACACTACGTAAGCGTGAACTGTTTGGCGGTATGTGGGTTCAGAACCCTGTATCAAAGTTCTGGCATAGCCTACGCAGCGAGAAGGATCGTTTCTCTACACTAAACCAAAGCACTGGAGTTTATTGCTTCGATGTTTGGGTTAAGAAATGTCGTGACAAGGACGTTAGGACTGTAGGTCAGTTTCACGATGAAATAATAGCACTTGTAAAAGAAGGAAAGCAGATAGAAACAGCAATGAATATGAACTACTCTATAGAAGAAGTTAACAGACAGCTACGACTGAATGTTGATCTTGGCGTTGATGCACAGTTTGGAAAAACTTACGCAGACATACACTAATTTACTTGACACTACTTAGCTAATAAGCTATAACTAAGTTTCTTTTTAACGCTCAGAAAGGGCATAAGTATGAATACGGAATTAGCAACTTTTGGTGATGATCTTGAAGCAATGATGGGGATCATCCCGGCTAGTACAGACCAATCGTCTACACCAAGTATAACTAGGGTTACTCAGATCCATAAAGCTATTATGGGTATGCAAGATGTGGGCGGTAAGCAAATAAAAGCAGAGATCCTACCTGTTGGAACATATCAAATCACACAGGGTGATGAGGTTGTGTACGCACAACAAGTTACTGTACGAATTATGGCTATTCGTATGCAATGGGTACGGTGGAATAATAACACCGAACAGTTTGAGAAGTCAGTTATGGCACCCACTTTAAAGGGTGACTTAAAGGATAACATTGGTAGCTACAATATTGGGCGTCCTTCTGGTGGTTTTGTAGAGGATTATGACAGCTTGTCTGATGCTATGAAAGAGCATATGAAGTCTGTCAAAAGGGTTAAGGTTCTTATGGGCCACCTGTCTGTAGACTCCCCTGTAGATGAAGAAGGTAACTCTGTAAGCACTACTATCCAAGATATTCCATTTATTATGGACGTTAAGAATCGAGACAGTTTAAAATCTATTGATTCAGTCTTAGCTAGAAAACGTCCTATAGAAGTTCTCACTCAGGAGATTAACTTAACAGGTGACAGTCAGTCTATTCCTAACGGGCCTGATTATGGTGTTATAGTTGCCTCCCCGGGATCAAAGGTTGACATTCAGCCTACTGATAAGGAAAACATCCAAAACTTTCAAGACTATATTGACTACGTAAATAATATGATTTTGGAAAAGTATAATGAGAACTGTGAAGATAATACTATTGAAGGAGAGGTGTTCTAATGAACCACCCTGCAGAGTTATCTGTCTACACGTACTTGCAGAAAGCTATGGCGGGTGAAGTTGCAATGGCAGAGGGGGTGATTGATAAAGTCGCCTCTGATGTCAAGGCAGCTATGCTAAAGCAGTTTGCTAGTGGGCCTCGTGATAGTTTTAGGTTACGTATGTCTAACATAGGTAAGCCTAAGTGTCAGCTATGGTTTGAGAAGAATGATCCAGAAGGTAAGGAACCTTTTCCACCTCACTTCCTTATGAATATGATTCTTGGTGATATTGTCGAGGCTGTATTCAAAGGCTTGCTTACCGCCGCTGATGTTAGCTTCAAAGATAATGATAAAGTTGTCCTAAAACTCCCTAATGGTCAAGAGATTAAGGGGGAGTATGATATGGAAATGGATGGAAGGATTGACGATGTTAAGTCTGCATCTTGGTATTCATACAACAACAAGTTTGACTCTATTGAAGAGATGCAAAAGAGTGACGGGTTTGGATATGTATCTCAGTTAGTTGGTTATTCAGAGGGCGCTGGTAAGGATGTAGGTGGCTGGTGGGTTATCAATAAGAACAATGGTGAGTTCAAATATGTTGATGCTTCCGAGGTAGATAAAGAGAAAGTTCTTAAGGATATTCAAGACACTGTTGATTATATTGACAATGATGAACCTTTTGAACGTTGCTTTCAACCTGTTCCAGAGACTTATCGCAAGGTGCCTAGTGGTAATATTGTGTTAAATGATGGGTGTAATTTCTGTCAGTTTAAACATAAGTGTTTCCCTAATCTAAAAGTACTACCCTCAAAAGTGTACAAGGGTAAACTAACGCCACCCCTAGTTAATTATGTCGAAGTTAATGGCTAAGAGAAGACATAACACTAGGTTATATCGCAGTGGTCTTGAAGTTGAGGCCGCTGCTTTTTTATCGGAGCATCAAAAAGAAGTTCGATACGAGAAGTTAAAGATAGAGTGGGAAGATCTAAAATACCGCACATATACACCAGACTTTGAACTGGACAACGGTATTATTATAGAAACCAAAGGTATCTTTAGCGCAGCTGACAGAAGAAAGCATCTTGAAATACAAAGACAACACCCTAAGTTAGATATAAGGTTTGTCTTTAGTAATGCTAACTCTAGACTGTACAAAGGTGCAAAGTCTCGTTATTCAGATTGGTGTAATAAGTATGGTTTCAAATGGTCACATAGACTAATACCAAAGGATTGGTTGACAGAGCGTGGAAAACCTTGTAAAGAAGTTAGAATAACTGTAAAAAGAAGGAAAGCCTAATGGCTCGTTATGAAGTTAAAGAAGATGAAGCGGCATTAGTTGTTAAGCCTGTTATAGAAGAAGATGGAAGTTGGTCAGGAGATATTGCTACTGGTATATATGTTTCTCCACATCTTGACACTGATACACAAGCTCACTTAGTACACGTTATAACACTTATGTCAGCCTTTCTAGATTGGGTTGAAGGATACCCAGAGATCTTAGATGAGATTGAAGATCATCGTAATATGTTAATGGAAGATTATATGGAAGAGAAGAAGAAACCAGAGATAACTAGAGAAGGTAATGTTCTTCGCCTTACTAGATGGACAAAGACAGAGGGAAGTGCATAATGACAGACTTTGCTATAGAAGAACTCTTTGAAGGTATGGAAGAAGAGTTTACTAAGAAAGAGCCACCAGTAACGGGTCACAACCCAGTAAGTAAGCCAGTTCATTACAATCAGGCAGGTATAGAGTGTATCGAAGCTATACGCGCAATGACTTGTAAGATGGATGGTACTAGTGCTTATATGGCTGGCAATGTACTGAAATACGTTTGGCGTCACGAGTATAAAAATGGTTTAGAAGATTTAGAAAAGGCTCAAGTGTATCTTGGTTGGTTAATTGAAAACTATAAAGGAAAACATAAATGAGAAAGTTTAGTATAACTTTTCTTCTTAAACTTGATGAAGACAATCACATCCTGTCCTCTGTAGAGGAAGCTCACGAGGAAGATGTTTATGATTACATCAAAGACTTGTTCTATGACTCAGAGGCAATTAAATTAGAAAACTTAAATATAAAGGAACGGCAATGATTAACGAGACAGATCTAGAAGCATTTGGGTATTTTGATATGTTTCAGAATAGTCCTGACTATAGTAAAGACCCTGTTAGGTTTTACAGTCAGTTTGTTGAAGACAAGGTTTTCACTAAAGGTAGAGAGCGTTTATTAGAAAACACTCTAGGTCTATGCGGTGAAGCAGGAGAGGTGGCTGAAAAGATCAAGAAGGTCTTTAGAGATAAAAATAAATTTAGTGATGAAGATATCTTGAAAGAATTAGGGGATGTCTTATTTTATGTAACAGCCCTATCAAATATCTTTGGGGGTAATCTACAAAAGACTATGGAAATGAATATGGCAAAGCTTGACGATAGAGAGCAGCGTGGTGTTTTAAAGGGATCAGGAGACAATAGATGAATAACTACCTACCAACAGACTACCAGAGCTTTATTGCTCTGTCACGATACGCCAAGTACTATGACGGTCAGGGGCGTGAGACTTGGGGTGACACAGTTCAGCGATATGTTGATAACGTAGTACACCCTAAGACGGGTAAAGATAGCTATGTTAAGCGTATTAGTGAAGCTATTATGAACCTAGAAGTTATGCCATCTATGCGAGCTATTATGACTGCAGGGCCAGCACTTGACAGAGACAACACTGCCGGGTATAACTGTAGTTACTTACCCGTAGATGACCCTAAGTCCTTCGATGAGGCTATGTACATTCTCTTGTGTGGTACTGGTGTCGGATTCTCCGTCGAGAGGCAGTATATCAGTAAACTCCCAGAAGTTCCTGAGTTGTTCGATAGCGATACTGTTGTCGTTGTCAAGGACAGTAAAGAGGGTTGGGCTAAGGCGTTCCGTCAAGTTCTTGCACTCCTCTGGGCTGGTGAGATCCCTAAGTGGGATGTTTCTCGTGTACGTCCTGCAGGTGCTAGGCTTAAGACGTTTGGTGGTAGAGCTAGTGGCCCAGCGCCTCTAGTAGAACTATTTAACTTTGCTATCACTACGTTTAAGAACTCACAGGGACGTAAGCTATCCAGCGTTGAGTGTCACGATCTTATGTGCTTCATTGGTCAGATAGTCGTAGTTGGTGGTGTACGCCGTAGTGCTATGATTTCTCTGTCTAACCTGAGTGATGATCGTATGCGTCACGCTAAGTCAGGTCAGTGGTGGGAGACTGCTAGTTGGAGAGCCTTAGCTAATAATAGCGTTAGTTACACTGAAAAGCCTGATATGGAAACGTTTATGCGTGAGTGGATGGCATTAGTTGAGTCTAAGTCAGGTGAGCGTGGAATCTTTAATCGCCAAGCAAGTAAGAAACAGGCTGAGAAATATAACCGAAGGGATAGTAATTACGACTTTGGTACTAACCCCTGCAGCGAAATAATTTTGCGCCCATATCAATTCTGCAACTTAACAGAGGTAGTTGTACGTGCTACAGATACTATTACAGATCTGGAAAGAAAGGTTCGTATGGCTACGATTCTGGGAACCATTCAGTCATCCTACACAAAGTTTCCCTACTTGCGAAAGGTGTGGGCAAACAACACAGAAGAAGAGCGGTTGCTTGGTGTGTCACTTACGGGAATAATGGACAACCCTCTTATGACATCAGCAAACGCTGGATTGGAGAAAACTCTTGACCACCTTAGAAATGTGGCTGTTGCTACTAATGCTGAATGGGCTGACCGCCTTGGTATACCTCATAGCACTGCAATTAGCTGCGTCAAACCATCGGGAACGGTCTCCCAGTTGGTGGATTCAGCCTCTGGGATTCACGCTCGCCATAGTGCCTATTATATCCGTACTGTGCGTGGTGATAATAAAGATCCCTTGACGCAGTTTATGAAAGATAAGGGTGTTCCTAATGAACCTTGTGTGATGAAGGGTGACACTACTACAGTGTTTAGCTTCCCAGTTAAGTCACCAGAGGGTGCTGTTACTCGTAATGATATGACTGCCATTGAGCAACTAGAGACTTGGCTAACGTATCAGCGTCATTGGTGTGAGCATAAGCCAAGTGTGACTATATCGGTACGTGACTCTGAGTGGATGGATGTGGGTGCATTTGTGTATAAGCACTTTGATGAAATGTCAGGTGTGTCTTTCTTGCCACACACAGATCATACTTATCAGCAAGCTCCGTATCAGGACTGCACTAAGGAAGAGTATGAAGAGTTGCTATCAGCTATGCCAAAAGATATTAACTGGTCAGAACTTTCAGAGTATGAGAACGAAGATAATACTGCAGGAAGTCAAACTATGGCTTGTACAGGTGACTCTTGCGAAATAGTGGATATAACCTAATGGCAAACGGTATTTACACTCTAGTGGGGCGGGTAGACTGCCCTCACTGTTCAAAGGCTATGGGTCTGTTGAGAGATAATGGTTACACAGTTAACTACTATTCTCTCAATGACTCTAAATGGGTACTTGACTTATTCAAAAAGTCTGGTATAAAGACGGTTCCACAAATTTGGGATCAAGATGGTAACTGCATAGGTGGTTATCAGGAACTAAAACAACTCCTTGAAAGGGAATAAAATGACAGGTATTGAATTTATGGCAGTCGCAACTATCGGTATGGTGGTTGTTGGTGAAGTGGTTAACTTAGCAGCTGAGTATGTTCCACCTCTTGTAGATCAAGTAATGGGCTGGTTCTAATGTATGCTTTGCTGTTAGTTATGATGTTTGAAGGGAAGGTACAAGTACACGCCTTTAATGGTTTGTTTATGGATCGTGCGTCTTGTAGTGAGGTAGGTTCTAAAATGGAAACTCGCTTAGAAGATTCAAAACCGGGGCCATCAGCTACAGCTAAAACGTATTGTTTCCAAGTACCAGAAAGTGCATAAGTATGGGTATAGAAGAAGAAGCCAAAAGGCTCACAAAGGCCAAGCAGGAAAAGTTTTATGATGAATTAGTTACCTTGTTACTACCTGCTAAACGTCATATAGAAAGTCATCTCTATGATTCACGCCCAAGAGAGAGGGCATTAGAGAGGCTTGATGACGTTGCTACTATATCACGGTTTGCTGCAGAACTATTTAAACTAAAATAAAAGGGGGCCGAAAAGCCCCCTCTTTTTATTATCTTTTGTTTTCTTTACGGTAAACACTTATAAAAGAAAAATATGTTTGTAGTATCTCTAGGGATTCTGGATCATTCCCTAGTTCACCTATATTACCATCCCATCCAAATCGTTCCTTCAAGAACTTCCTAGCCTCTGCTCTCTCTTCACGAGAACCAGTAACTGTAGCCTTTCTTCGTAGGGCATTTATAGAACCCTCTGGAAGATCCGTTGTGAGCAAGTGTTTCCTTACCTGAGACTTAACATCATTTTTTATACTATTTAATTGAACTCTTCTTGTATTGACACTAGCGTTCTTCCAGCTATCACTTCCTATAACGTCTAGTACCCTTTCCTCAAATAGTGGAACAACAACCTCATTTAAGATTTTATCGTATGCAGGTATCTGGCTTCTTTCGTTAGCCTTCCAAGGATGTGCCTCTGCCATAGAGTAAGCTTTCTCTACACCCGTCCTAGTAGGAACCTGAGTTATACCCATAATTCTTAGGATAGGGTTAGCATCTTTAATCTTTCCCTCTCTTGTAGCTACTCTAAGTTCCTCACCAGTAATCCCATCAATCTTATCACTAAAGATTTCCAGTAAGTTATCTACATACTTTGATGCCCCTACAGTGAAGGTAGAGAAGCCTTTCTCTTGCCTAACATCCTTAGCTGTATCTGAGTCGTTTATAAACCCAACCATCTTATTCAGAGCATCTAATGGGCGTGTAAAGCCAGCTAAGATATTACCACCCTGTTTATACAGAGCATTGAATGAAGCCTGTCTAGCCCCCTCTTCTTGGTTATACAGAACGTCAAACATATTGTACAAATCATTACCAAACTGTAGATCTCTAGCGAACTGGCCTACAGCTAACTGTGCAGTAACATCTTCGATAAGATCCCTTGGTACAGTCTCACCATTCTTAGATAAGTTACCAGCGCGTCCTACAGCAAGCCACAGAGATACCGGGAACATATTCTTAGCGTCAATAACCTTACCGCCACCAGTATCCATATGATGCCAAGCATAACCCTTCTCACGCTTTCTCTCATCGTATTCCATCGCTAACTTTAAAGACGAGAAACCAACCAAACTCCTAGAGAAAGCCTCTACTGTTTTGATGTTACGTTTCTCTTTCTTCATAATAGCTGATGCACCCTCAACCATACCACCTACACTCCACTGGTAGGCCGTAGCTAGGGTGTTATTAAAGAACCGACCAAAGGGTAAGATCGTACCAATGACAGGTATGTTAGAGAAGTTCTCCACCTGTTTAGCCGCTGCATTAAGCAACTGGTCTTCTGTGGTGTAGTCCTTAGCAAAAACTGACTTCATAGTCGTATCTAGAGCGCCACCAATCACATCATCATCAATGACTGACAGATCACCTTTCTTTAGTGTTTCCTCTAGGGTAACGCCCTTGTTAAGTCTTAACCACTTGTCCATCTCAGTGATGTACATCTGTGACTTAGTAAATGTATCCTGTAGCTTAACACCAGTAAGCCTATTAGACCCATCTGCTAAAGCCTCTGCCCTCTTAAACCAAGCACTGTCAGGGTCAATCCCATACCGTTTACCACTACGTTCAACACCACCAGTATAGCTCTCAAACAGAATGCTTCTAAGGTCTTTATTCTCATTCAGAAACTGCATATATGTGTCGTGAGTTGTGTAGGGGTCTAGTAAGTTACGAATCTTCTGAGACTGTATCTGCATATAGATCTTAGCCACACGTAAAGATTCTCTACCAGCCTCAGTTCTAGTTCCACCCTTAGCAAGTCCATACATTGTACTTCCTGTAGCGGAGAAAAGGTCTGCTAATGACTGACCAACATAAAACTGACCAAAGCCTAGAACGTTTACTGCAGTAGTAGCAGGTGATGATACAAGCATCCTACGCCATAGGTTCTGTCCATACTGACCTACCCTAGCTTTCTTAGCCTTCTTAGCTTCATCATCTAATGCTTTGATAGTTCCAGCCTGACCTTCAATTAACTGATGACCGTGTAAATTAGCTGCATCTAAAGTCTTACGAACCTGAGACATTACATTTAGAACCTGACCACCCTTACGGATTTCAATAGCTAGTAAGTCACCTAAGCTTGTAGCTAACTCCGTAGTCTGACCAAGAGTAAAACCTTTAGGTTCTAAGGATCTGTTAATCTTCTTTAGTTCTTCCTGAGACATTGACTGTACAACAGAAGTCATTACATCAGAGACAGTAAAACCTTTGGGTAACTTTAGACCCTGATCTTTAAATAGCTTTACAAGACCACCCTTACCATCACCATCAGGGCCAAGCATCATATCTTTTATGAAATCTACAGATGTAGGAACATCATCGAAGCTATCCTTGCCAGCCTCTACCTTTACATCCCAAGCCCTAGCTTTCTCCATAATGATTGCTGCAGCATCCTTTGCCGCTTCCTCACTAAGTTTTATCTGTTTAGCTGCTTGTCTTGCTGATAGCTGTCTTGCTGCCTCATCAATACCTTCCCGGGATTCAGTTCTAGCTCTAGCTGACTCAACTAATATATCAGAATCAGATAACCCAGACTTACCAGCCGCTCGACCAAATAGTAACTGAGTAGCACCACCTATCCCACCAAGAACAGAACTAAACCCTGTCTGAACTAGGTTATAGTCTTGCTGTGCCCCAGCCTTTAGTAGGGTGTTTTGTAGAGTAACATCGTGCATAACAGCAAAGGTAGAGTCTAGGGCAGTTGTTCCCATTAAGACTTTCTTGTTGTCTTTTGCAGCTTGCTTCTTTAGAACCTCTTTTCTGGCTCTCTTCTTAGCTTCTAACAAAAAGATCTCACGCTCTCTACGTGCGGCCTGTCTACGGATCTTAGCAGACACTGGGTTCTTAACGCCCTCTGCAGCAAATCGTTTAGCCGCCATCTTAGCGGCCTCTTCACCAGCTTCCTTTGCAGCTTGCTGTGTTGCACCACTAGCTAAAGCTTTCTTACCAGCCTCAACAGCGGCCCTCTTAGTTGCCATACGTCCAGCCTGAGTAAGCCCTACACCAGATGCTTTAGCAATACCACCTGTAAGTAGACCAGCATAAGTAGAGGGGTCTTTTATAGTAGCCATAAAGTAGTCTTTCATACCATCTACAGCACCCATAAAGCCATCATTAGTAAACACGCTACCTAGCTTATCATAGAGTTCGTAGGCTCTCGCAGCTGTAGCTTTCTTAGTATCATCAGCATCACGAATATAACGAACTTCCCCGGCTGTGGTTACAATGTTACTATTGAAGTACCTCATATGATCTACAAAGTCTTCTACAACATCCTCATCAGACTTGCCCTGATCCTTACGGTAGTCTACACCAAACCTTTGTGACATATAATCACGAATTTCTCTAGCATTTCTACCTGACTTTAGGTCTTTCTTCTTAAGCTTTGTGTCATCATCAAACGGATACTCATCCTCTTCTTGACCTCTATTACGTATCTCAGCAAGAGTTATTGTCTTCATAGGACTTGGTAAGGCGCTGGGCGTCTGTACATCAAGAGGACTTGGAGCAGAAGGTAGATTTCTTCGCTTACGAATCTCTTCTAACGTTATAGTCTTCATCTACTAAACCTCTGGGTTATCTGATAGGTCAGGCTGTACTCTCTGCAAGGCTTGCTTCATAAGAAAGATTAGACCGTTTACATCTTCATTTAGTAAGAGAGGGGATTTAGCTGCATTTTCGTTAAACCACATAGCTAAACCTTCCCTAAGCTCCTCATCCCCATCATCCATAGCGTAACCGTTATCGACAAGATATGTCACTACATCTCTACCATAATTTTGTACGAAGTTTTCTAGGGGCTTACTGGCTTTAACAACTTCCTGTGCTGCCTCATCTGCAACCGCTTCTTGCTGTTGTACTTCGTCTTTACTTAGAGGGCCAGTTCTAGCTTTATTTCTACCAGAAAGATTAGATTGTATGGGTTGCATACTCACATCCACACTTCTTCGCTCTCTTCGACTACCTCTTAGGGTTGGGTCTACTTCTTCTTCAACAGGGTCTGGCATAGTTAAACTAGCTTCCCTAGCCTCTACCGCATCATCCTCTATAGACGTACCCATCTCGTACAGTTCCATAACGTCATCTGGGCCTTTAATCTTATAAGGTTCTCCATCCAAAGTTACTGTAGCTGTCTTTGGTTTTCCGTTTTCATCAAGCTCAAACGTTACTCTATTACCTTCAGATAACCCTTCAAATACATCACCCTCAAACGTTTGGCTGTTTTCACCCTGCTCTACAACAACAACATTCTTAGTTTCAGATTTAACTGCACCACTAGCGGGTGGAGTTTTACCATCACCACTAACCTCGTCTTCATCTAGTGCAGCAAAGTTATAGATCTCTTCATTAAGAGCATCAATATCTAGGTTATAAGGTTCTAAAAAGGGTTTCATAGCTTCTAGGTAACCACCCCCAGTAAAGGCAGAAGCCCTATTGGAAACAATTCTCTTAGCTATAACACTTTCAACAGCCCTTTGTTGCACCCTTAAAGCATTAAGATCTCTCTGATATGCATCAAAAGCTTCGTTATTCGATGCTGGGTGTGTTACACCCTTAAGATCTTTGTAATAACCGGGGCCGTCTTTAAACCTACTATTTACACCCTTAATCTTAGTTTCTAAGGCATCCCAAGAGCTATCAATCTCAAAAGAGTCTTCTAAAATAGCTAAGAGACTCCTTGATTCAGAACTAGAATCGTCTAAATCAAAGTATTTCAACGGGGTAAAGTTAACGTAAGATCCCTGAGTAAGTGCCTCATACTCTGACTGTGCGGAAAGCTCATTCAAGTCAAGCATACTGTAACCACCTACGCCAAGCTCTGAGTCTAGATTTACTCTAGCATTTTCACGAGCATTAAACCCAAACAGGTTACCTATCATACCGTAGTCTTTTGCCTTATAGTCTCCTACTGTGGGATCTGACAACCCGACTGTAGATTGAATACGCTTTGTCATCCAGTCAGGCTCAAACTTCATTACGCCGTATGCTTCTGGTATATCAAAGTTGTTCTGTGCAGCTTCTGGTGTCCATCTAGCACCAAGAGAGATCTTTAATTCACTTAGGTTCTTAGTAAGATCCACTAACCCTGTAGGCCCAGCATCAATAGCTGCAGCAACCATAGCGTCTGTAGCGCCCAAAGACTTAGCCTTAGATCCAAGACCACCTAAAGTCTGAGCTAAACCTGTTCTCTTTTTAAACTCCGCTCGACCAGTTGTTCTAGCTAGTTCACGTTGACGCTCTTCATAGCTCTTTGCGTCAGCGGTTCTTTCTCTTATACCTTCTGCAGTACGATTAAGAAAAGTCTCTGCGAATGCTTCCCAGTCAGCCATTATACTGCACCCCTCGACATAATACCTTTAGGTTGTTCTTGTGGTTGTTCTTGCTGTGGAGCTTCTTCCATAGGTTCTTCCGCTTCTGGTTCAATGTTCTCACGTATCTCTTGTAGGATACCAGAGGTTGGCCCTTCCTGTTGAGCTTCTTTTTCCATAGCTGCCATAACCAGAGTTTTAAGACGCTCTTTCTCTTTCATAGTCTGAGCCTTCTCAGCATCAAAGCTTGTCTCTCTTACCTCTATCCCATACTCAGACATAGCGGCCTTTATAAAAGAAGCTATAACAGGTGCAGCTAGAATACCAGCCTCAACAGTGTGTAAGCCTTTCATAGCTCCAGTCGATGTAATAGTCTTAACTATTCCACGTAGATCACCACCAATCTCAAATAAAACAGCTAAGTCTTCCATCTTCTCATTGTCAGCTAAACTACTGATGTAGAAGTCTACTATCTCTGGAACCTTAACCATCTCTGGCGGTCTTTCCCAAGGAGAGTTCTTTGGTGTGTCTGTTAGAGATTGGCCGGGAATAGCGGCTACCATTAAGTCTACCATTTTTATTGTACCTTATTTAGTAAATCCAGCGCCAAAGTAAAGTCCTACAATGGCTGATACGATGTGTGTGTCTAGGGGTGTAATAACAAAGCCTCGTGCGGATACCCACATAGTGCTTTCAGCGGGGCCAAACAACCAGTTCCAAAACCCACCATTCATTTCAGTGTACCCTACTATGACAGTAACTTCAGGATACCACACTGCTACTAGCTTTGGCAAGACAATAATTGCGAAAACTGCAGATAATGCGATTATTCTTCTAGTCCAAGCAAAGTGTTTGTCTGTCTTACCGTGTTCACGAGCCTGACTTGCTGCACCTATCAATGCTCTCTGTTGTTCAGCCTTCTGTTTATTAGACTGACCCCAGATAGACATTACTCCCCCCAACACCGTTGAGAAGAGCATAGTGATAAGTTCTAGGGGTAATCCGAACATTACCCTACCCTACTGAAATAGAACGCATACTATTAGAAGAGTCTAACCCAGAATAAGTTTTTTCTGGGTCACTAATAGAAGGTTTATATCTATGTACTTCTTCTCCGTCAGAGTCTAACCACACAAAAACAGGTTCTTTCTTTGTACCCTCAACCGAGACTGTAGAAACTTCCTTAAACCCTTCTTGGCCTTTCATTAAATCATTATATTCCTTAGCGCGTCTTTTCGATAAACCCTTACTAGATGTATATATAACTCTACCATTTTTATCTCTCATACGGTTTTCATTTTTATCTCTAGGTGACGCTAAGACAACAGAGGCTAATGATCGCTTAGCAGCATCGAAATCTGGAGTATCTTGTGAGAGAGCATTTACAACACCTTCTGGTAAAGATCCTATATTTATATAAAGGGATAACACCCCAAACCTTTGATCTTCATTTAGACCTTCAAATACCTCTGAATATTGTTCCTTAGCGTTCTCATACAACCTGCTGTACACAGCTTTAGCTAAAACTCTACGATCTTGGTATTTCTCATCGTCTGGATTAAACCCTAAGCTTCTCGCTGTTTCTGGTAATACGCCAAAACCCAAAGTGTTAATACCTAAAGGATCTCTATGATCTTCTTCACCCTCTAATCCACCTATCTTATCAACAAAGAAGTTTGTAAAAGATAGGTTTTCTTCCGTGTCAGATCTACTTTCTGGCAAACCCATATCATCATCTGTCAGAGCTTCCGCTACAGGTCTATTCATAATACCTTTAGGCTTCTCTAGCATCTCATTACTACGAGCATCTATACTAGGTGCATCAACAAGCGCTGGGCTGTCTGCCATATCTGGCTGTTTACCTCTAGAGACAGGTGTGACCATAGGCTGAACTACATTCCGAGCTTCCCTAGCGTTATCTCTCATAGTCAGATCAGCACCCTGCATATCAGCACCACTGAACATAGCAGTCCTAGCCGTCTCTGATAGTTGCCCTATAGGGGGTCTAGTTGCTTCCATCAGAGCGCTATTGATAGCTTCATTCATCTGCTCATCTTTGTAGAACATATCCAAGTTATCTAAGTAGTCTTGAATAAGGTTAGATTTTACAGGTGGGGCTTTCTTCATACTCTTCAAGTCATACTGGTCAGCCTGTAGGCGAGCAAAGTCTTGTAGCATTGTTTGGTTTTCATCTTTAGCTTCTACAGGTTTAGGCTCTGTAGGTCTACTAATTATGGACTCTGTGGGTGTAGTCTCTTCTTGCTCTGGAAGAACTTCTTGCAGAAAGCTTAGGGCATCAAAGGAAAATTGTACTTCGCTCATTTTATCTATCGTCCTTTTCACCAGTGATGGGGTTCCTACCTCTGAACTTATTACCCAAATAACCTTCGATAACGGCACTACCAAAATTACCCATAGCGCCCCAAAAACCAGAAGATTTAGCAGCACTTGCTGCCTGTTTAGCATCCTCTGATGATAGCTGTGCAATAGCAAGCTGGGTTGCTCTATCGGCATCATTGTTAGCAGACTGCCAAGCATAACTCATCATATCCCTAGTCTCTTGCATCATAGCACTAAACGCTAAGGCTGTCATATTAGTTGCAGCCGCCGCATCCGCACGATTAGCTTCATTGGTTGCTGCAGTATCTATAGTGGCAACTGTTTGATACCACGACGCATTAGCTTGCTCAATTATAAGCTGGTTACTAGCATTGAATCTTTCACGCTCATCTACCATCTTCTTATTGAACTGCTCAATAGCGTTTGTTTCACCAGCATTAAACCTATTCTGAGCATTAGCTTGTTCAGAGTTAAACATACTAAGTGATGAACTTAGATTATCATAGAACTGGTCAACCTGTATCTGATTAGATGCGTTAAACTGTTTAGCCGCATTTTCAGCCGCTTGGTCAGACAACAAAGCATTAGCACGTTGTTGGGCCTTAAATACATTAGTCTGTTGCTCATTCTCTAAGTTCTGCATATCCATTTGTAGAAATGCATTAGCTTGCTGTATAGCCGCCTGTTGACGGTTGTTTAAATTAGCTGTGTCCATCTGAGTCATTGCTGCAGCATCAGACAACACCTTAGCATTAGCTGCATTTAAGTTAGCTAGATCTACTGACTGAGCTAAACGAGCATTCTCTAAAGCAATCTGTTGCTCTGCAGTAAAGTTCATATTAGCTATATCAGAGATCTTAGCTGCATTAGCTACACGAGTCTGAAACTCTTGGTTAAACTCTAGGTTGAGGAACTCAGCACGTTGCTGTGCAGCAAACATAGCAGACTGTTGCTTGTTAGATAAATTCTGTAACTCAAAGCTTGCTGCAGTCTTAGCATCCTGAGAAGCTATAGGAATAGCGCTCTCCATTGCCGCCTGTACAACAGCCATACCCGCCATACTAGAGGAGCTAAGACCTCTAGCCGCTAGTGCCGCTGATGCCGCTCTCATAGCCCCCGCAGCCCAAGCTGGTGGGTTCTTACCTTCAAAGTCTTCCATAAGACCGCTTAACTGGCCTTGGACTGTAGCATCAGAAGAGGGTGCGCCTGTAGCCGCTTCAAAGCTTGTCTCTTCCTTTACACGATCCATATCGACAGAAGACCCTGAGATCATCTCACCGTCTTCTACCTTACGCTTATCGGGAGCTTTAACTGTTTGTGCGGCTGTAATCTGTGCTGCAGTTAAACCTAGTTGAGCTAACTCATCAGGGTTCATAGTCGCAGCTTTAGCTAGAGCCTCGTCACTAGGTAGCCCAGTTGCTGCAGTTAAGGAATCTAAAGTTTTCTGAACCTCATCTGTAACTGTAACGGCTTCAACTGTAGGGGCGGGTTTCTTTTCTGGGGCTACTACGTCTGCTTCTGTTTCTGCAGTTGTTGCAGTTGCCTTCTCAGCATCTCCAACCTCACCAGTGCCCTCAGCAATGGTTTGTTTATCATCTGTAGCTATCTTCTCTACGTCTGTTTTAGTAGTTAAAGACTCAGGATCATTTATGGCTGCAGATGTCATCTCCACATTAGAGGGCATCTCAGTAGTTTTAAATGAAGTCTCTGCACCTTGAAGAGCTTCTTGGGCATTTCTTAACCTAGTCTCAGCCTCAGTAACCTTTGTTACTAGAGATGCATCGTCTGGGTTAGCTGATTGAGCATCTCTAGCGGCCTGTAAAGCTTCTTGAGCATCAGCTACACGTTTCTGTGCGGCATCTAGTTTAGCTTGTCCACCCTCATTGAAACCTTTTACGTACATACCATTATTAGCTTTTACTGGTTGAGGGTTTAAAACACGCATAGCTTGCTCTGTTGCGTTACCTAGTTTAGCTTGATAAGCAGGATTAGATGCAATAACTCTACGTTGTTCATCACCTTGCATACCAGCTAACTCAGGCACAATCTTGCCTCTCTGCTCTGGTGTAAATCCTAAGAAACGTTTTGCCATCTATTTTTCCTTACTTGCCTACTTGCATCCATACGGCAGTAGCTATGAATGTCAGTACTGCAACTGTTCCTAATTGTACTAGAGTTTTCCAAATACTTTTCTTTGTGTCTCTCCAAGAGTCCAACAAACTACGTAGCTCTTTAATGTCAGTAGCTGCATCCATATCTGATAAACCTAAGTCACACAGAGCTTGTTTAGCACCTTTTTTAGCGGCCCTATCAAGCATCTTTTCTAACTGTTCTGGTGTAAAGTCAGACATTATAAGTTTACCGTATATGTTCCGGGGTTAGTGTAAATATAGGATGATCCTAGTACAGTAATGGAAACTCTTCCACCAGCACCATTAGCACCAGTTGTACCACCGTTGGGATCAACACCACCAGTACCTTTAGCGCCTACTACAATAGTCAACACAGACCCTGTGTAGATATTAACCGACGAATTACTGAGAATTTGCGACGATGCAGTACCACCAGCACCAGCGGGGTCTGTGTTGTAGACGCCGCCAAAGGTATTGGTTTGCCTACGCCCACCACCGCCACCGCCACCTGCGCCATACGATGTTGCAGGAGCAGCAAATCCGTCTTGTTCCTTATTGGAGTCAGCGCCACCAGCACCAAATACACTAGCCTCACCACTACTATCACCGCTATGGTTGAGAGAGCTTGCAGCGCCACCTGTACCCCCAGTAGAGGTTCTTGTTAAAAGAGTGGTACCTGAGTGAGTAATAGTAAAACTACTGTTACCGCCATTACCACCGTCAACTAGACCCCCAGTGTTGCCGCCGTTATGCATACCGCCACCGCCGCCGCCGCCACCGCCGATCAGATCAAAAGAAACAGACTCAACTGAGTTACTACCATACCATTCAGCAAAGTTCATACCTGTTGCAGAACCTTTATTAATTAAACCCCTTATATCAGAGTCATTAAGAGAAACAGAAGTTTCACTTGCGCCCGATCCAGCTGCCTCTACGTGCATCTGGTTAAGAGAGATAGCTCCTGATGAAGGTAATGCCATTACTTAGTCCTTTAAGGTGTTAGAGCGCCATAAGCAGTTATATTACCTTCTACAGTAAGGTTACCATTAGAATCTA